TCGTCTACCAGGGCCTCGGTCACCGTCGCATCTAACTCCACATCGTAGCTGCGGAGGTAGGGCGTGGTGTCGGTGCCCTGAAAGATGAACTTGACCTGGTAGCGCTTCTGCCCCGCGACCGTCAGCCATTCATAAGGATTGGTGCCGGTGTCGAGTTGCGTGCCGGTGTCCGGGTCGATCACATAAGTGTCGAGGCTGGTATCCGTCGGCACGATCTGCTGCGGCTTCACCCGAAACACACTCCCGGCCGGCAACACCTGCGGGAACGCGAACGGGGCGTCTACCAGCGTGCCGCCGTCATGATACTTGGAGGCCCCCACCGCGAAGCGTGCGGCGAGGTCCCCGCGCGCGTCTACCCGGACATGCCCCGCACCGGTGATCGACTCCTTGTAGACGTATTTCGCCAACAGCGGCGAGTGGTAATACAACGACGTGTTCAGCGCGTAGTCTCGCGGAGAGACGCGCTCCTCCCCGATCCGGCGCTGCGCGTTGTCGTTTCCCTTGCCGCTGGAGGCGATGAAGAAAATCCGACTGCGGTCGAACGGGCAGATGAAGCAGTGCGCCCAGCCCTTCGCCGCCGCCGTGCTGTCCGCCCAGCGAAACTGGTGGCGCCGCGTCCACCCGAACACGCGCTCATGCAACTCCGCGGACCCATCGCCTTTGAACGAGACGCACCACTCTCCGGTCCCAAAGGTGCGCGTGGTGGTGTCGGACGGCCCGCCGAAGAAGAACCTATACAGCACGTCGCCCGGCTCGCCGACCGTCGGCACGAAGAACGAGAAGAGGAACGGCTGCCCCGCGCGATAGGTCTTGACGCCGGCCAATAGCCGGTCAAACGGGACATTCCCCGCGTTCGCCGGCCCCGGGAAAGCCAGGCGGTCGGATTGCAAATCGTCGCGCCCGTAATCCTGTCCACTCGTGACTTCCTTCACATAGCACGGCAGCGCTACGTCCGGCACGTCGCCGCTGACAGTAACGCCAGGCAGCACCGGTTTCTGGTAGCGGTATTCCGACTTGATGTTCGGCGCGAGGTCGGCCTCCTCGTTGCCATCCAGCATCCCGGCCGCGCCTTCAGGGGTGAGTTGCCCGGATTGGGAGAGGAGCGCCGGTTCCAGGAGCCAGCCGCAGCCGGCGAGCAAGAGGACGCGCTCCGTCTCCGTGCCGTCCGGAAGCTGCACCGATTCCCGTGCGATCTGGGTCGCGTCCCGGTGCAGCCCCCAGGAGCCTTGCCGGTTGACCCACTGCGCCCCATCGAACTCCGCCCGCGTGTGCCGGTGCGGCGTAGGGACGACCGATTGGGCAATGGTGCCGCCAAGTGCTGACATTAGAGAACGACCGCTTTTCTACGAATGGCGCCCAACTTGAGCGCCTGCCGCAAGGCTTCCCGGTTCAGGCCCGCCGGCAGGGCCTTCTCGGCATTCGGGCCGCCGCGGAGGAAGCCTTCCTTCAAGCCTTCCACTGCCCGGGTGTTTTCCCGGAGTGCCTGAACTTGCTTCTCGGCGGCCGTCGCTTCCGGTGCGGCCTTCTTGCCCTTCAGCAAGCCAAGGGCCGTCGCGACGTTCACGATTTCCCGCAGGACGGGCACCTGCTGGCTCGCCGCCTTGAGCGAGTTCTCCGCCAACACCTGCACCGTGCCGGCGTTGTCGTGCAGCACATTGGCGACGTTCCGGCCGGTGTCCGCGAGCGTGCCCAGCGCATCCGCCACCTGCTGCACGTAGAACGCGGCGGTAGAGACCTCGATGAGCTTCAGGCTGGCGTGCACGCGGTCCCACTGCGCCGCGTAGTCCCGCGCCTGCTGCGTCTGCTCCGGGGTAAAGAGCTTGGCCTGGATGTCCGCGTCCTGGCGCTGCTGCTGCCGCACCTGCTCCGACACGTTGATCTGGTCGAGCATGCCGGCCAGCCCGAGCCGCCGCGCCTCCAGGAGCTGCGCCTCGGCCCCCTGCGTGGCCTTCACGGTGCGCAGGTAGTCAAATGCCTGCACTACCAGGTGCGCGTTGTCCTGGCTGCCGCCGAACTCCGGACCCAACTGCGGGGCGATCCCTGCCCGACCTCCCGCCGCCAGCGCGAAGGGGTCGCCGCTCGAGACCGAGAGTCGCTGCCGGAGTTGGTCCCCCAGCGAAGCGATCTGCCCGCCGGCTAGCCCGGTCGCAGAGAGTTGCGCGACTTCCTGCGTGGTGCCTCCGCTCTCGGTCTGCCCGGAACGGAAATCGCGGAGGGCAGTCGTCGCGTGCTCCACCACTCTCGCGGCGGTCTCAACGGCGGTCTTGGTGACCATCAGGCCCGCGAGGATCACGCCGCCCGCGCCGGCACCGGCTGCCCCGCCCGCTAGCCCCGCTTCGCCGCCGCCCGTCAGCAAGCCGAGGCGGTTCACGAGCGGAGAAATCTCCACGCCCCCGACGCGCCCCAGGTTGAACCGCGAGGTCCCGAGGGCTTCCATCAGGCGAGAGACGAAGCCTTTCGGCTGCTGCCCTTCCTCGTATTTGTTAATGCGCTCCTCGACGGCCGCTAACTCCCGGTGGAAGTCGAGTTGCTCCGCCGGGTTACCGTGCGTCATCACGTCGGATTGCCGCGAGAGGAGCGCCTCGTGCCGCTGGTAGAGGCCATTCACCGCCGGCTTGCGCTGCCCCGGCGCGTCCGGAGCGGGAGGCTGGTTCGTCACCAGCAGCCGGGCCTGCGTTTCCCGCTGCGACACCGCCCGCTGCAGGGCCGCCTGCGTGTCAGCGATCTGCGCCGCGTTGTTGGCTGCCCGCGCCTCGTCGAGTGCCCGTTCCAACTGCGCGACCCGCTGCGCCGGGCCGACCGGAATCCGCACGTCGCTCGTCGCCGCGGGGTCTACCGTCGCAGTATCCGGGCGGTTGACCTGCCGGTTCACCGGGCGCACGGAGAGGGTGCGGGCCGTGGGCACGTTCGCCACCGCCGGCAGCGCGTCGAGGTTCACGCCTCGCTGCGCCTGCCCGAGGAGTTCAGTCGCCGCCGCCACGTTCAGCAGCGCCTCGGCATAGCGCTCCGTGCGGGTGACCGCGCCGGCCGATACCCCGAACGTCACGCCCTGCTGCGCCTGCCCGATCAGTTCATAGCCGACTGCGGTATTGGTGAGCGCCGCAGGCATCCGCTCCAGTTGCACGAGCGCGGGGCGCAGGTCCGGCACGGAGATCCGCTCCACCGCCGCGCCCAACACCAGGGCGGACTGCGCCCCGTCTCGCAGGTAGGTGGCAAGCTGCCGAACCGAAGCGGCCTCTATGTCCACACGCATCGACGGCATGAGCTACCATTCCTCTTCCAGGTCATCCAGCAGGCTATGTGGCGCGTCTACCGCCTGCAGCGCGTTGAGTTGCCCTAGCTCCCGGAGCCAGCGCAGGGACGGGCGGGTGAGCGCGGCCCCGGCTTCCGGGCCTTCCGGTTCGCCCCCCAATAGGGTGACCAGTTGCCGCAGCAGGCGGTTCGTCTCCGCCTGCCGCTCGTTCTGGGACCAGAGCAGCCATTCTTGCCGGCAAGCGCTTTCCGGGTGTTGGTGGGTCCGTTCGACCGCGAGATTCAGCAGATGCCAATACCCGCGGCCGGCTAGTTTTTTGGGTGGTGCGCCGCCTGCACCTCGTTAACGAACTGGATCACCTCGACCCAGAGCGCGTTCAGGTTCTTCGCCAGACCCAGCCACTCGGCGAGGTCATAGCCGGCTTCCCCTTCCGGGGGGACTTCCATCTGCCGGACGACGGCGATGTTATGCAGCATCCGCCGCGACAGCTTCTTGCGCACGTCGAGCGGCACGCCGAGGGGTTCCGCGCCTTTTAGATAGCGGGTCTCCCAGTCCTGCACCGTATCCAGCACCACGAGCTGATCCAGCTCATCGAGCGGGCGCAGGGTGAGCGTCAGATCGGGGCACTGGGGCGCCGTCAGGGTGCGGGTGATAGGTTCGGGAGTGGGCAGCGTATACTCCGCTGCCCACGGGTCAATTCTCGCCATCGGTTACCTCGTTAGACCGCTGCCCGGGAAGAGGCATACGGCATCTGGTTCTCGTTCGGGTCGCACGGCTCCAGGTTGAGCGTGATCGTCTGCCGCCCGCGGCCGTCCACTCCGAATTCGTAGTCGCCGACCGAAAAATAGCCGGGACCGAACGTCTCTACGCCTTCAACCACCGTAACGCTGCAGTGCGAGGCGTTCTGCCAGATTTCCATGAGCGCCTGCCCGTAGTAGGTGCGCCGCAGCGTGGTCACCCGCATGCCGGTGCCCGTGGAAAGGGCGACCATGTTCTTGCGGGTGCGGGTTACCGGCCGGATGTCCTCCATCTCCTTGGAGCCGGTCATCCCCATGCGGTCCAACACTGCCTGAATGTTGTAAATGGTGCCGGTCACCGAGATCGCGCCACTCGCCGCCACGCTGCACTTCTGCATGGCGAGCGTGGCGATGCTCGCGCCGACGGTGTATTGGTCAAGGGATGCCATCTGCTATCTCCCAGAAACGAGAAAGCCCCGCCGTCAGGCGGGGATGAGAACTCTAACGTAAAGCGACCCTACAGCGCCGGAACGCGCGTCTCCACCACTTCCACCGCAATCACTGCCTGCGCCCCGGAGCTAACGACCCAGCCGGTTGTCAGGATGCCCTGCACGCCGGTATCCCCGCCGGCCAGCGTCGCGGCCACCACGTCAAGCGCTGCGGGCGTAGCCCAGGCCGACTGCAACTGCGTGGCCGCGTCTCCGCCCTGATCCAGGTAGCTCGCGGTAAGCACCGGACTAGTCCCAATCGCCGAGAGCGCCCGGAAGCGGATGGCCGGGGCGTTGAAGCGCGCGAAGTCCGGCGCCACGCCCGCGACGACTGTGAGCGCCCCGCTGCCCGTGATCCGGAGCAGCGCGAGGGGAGGCTGCGGCACGCCGAGGTGGCTGCCGGAAGCGTTCAGCACGGCCGCGGGCACGAGGCTGATGCACGTCGCAATCGGCGTGGTTACCACGGTGTTCGCGGTGCGGGTGATCCGCACGTAATACCGCGGCGTGCGGTCGGCGAAGTCGTTGCCGGCCCCGTCCGCCGCGCACCGCTGCCAGTTGGCGGGGGCGGTGAACGTCACCACGTCGTTCTTGATGAAGCCGGCCGAGGAGTCGGTGACCGTGAGCGTAGCCCAGGCAGAGCCGTTCCAGTATTGGAAGGTCGGCGTGACCGTCACACTGGCGAGCGTGGAGAGCCCGAGCACGAAGGCGCTGAACTTCCCGTCGCTGCCCAGATACAGGCACTCATCATCGTTCGCGAACAGCGCGACATCCTCTGTGCCCGCGTCCCCAGCGTCCGTGGTGTCGTCTACCAGGGAGCCATCCGCGCCGGTGTAGCAGCGCACCGGGGCAACCACTCCATAGAACGGCGCGAAGCAGTTGGCCGCACTCACCGCCGCCTCGTTGTTCGGGTAGCGGAGGAGTTCGGCGGCAAGTGGGTGAATCTGGGCGCCCGCATCCGTCAGCAGCGCGTCGAACGAGGCGTAAGAGCCGCCGGCCGCACTCTGCGCGAAGGCGATCCACTGCTGCGCCAGGTTGGCATAGCCCGGCCGGCCGAGGATCTGCGCGAGCGCCGTCGCCTGGTTCGACGGCAAACTCTGCCGGTCCACCGCGAGGGCGTAGGGCATCAGCGCCGCTTCCATGTCCTGGTCGCCTACCGCATCGAGCAGCGTGGCTACCGAGTCGTTCGTCGCGGCGCCCAACTCGGCCGCGTAGCCGTTCAGGTCCACCTGGATACGGGCCGCGAGGGCATCCGTGATATCTTCGATCTGCTGAGCGGTCGGCATCAGTTAGGCTCCGGACAAAGAAAAAGCCCACCCGGTTAGGAGTAGGCGGGGAATCGAGCGGTTATCCTTCCAGCACCCGCGTGAGTGCCAGCGCCACCCGCTGCTCAAAGCGCGGCGCAACCTCGGCCGCTACCTGCTCGTGCGGGTGCCGCGCGAACATCTTGGAGTTCGGCCCACCGTCTGGCTGTTCGAGATACGGCGCCTTCGGGTCGGTGTTGAACACCGCGGCCGTCAGGTTCCCTTCCGCGTCTTCCACGGGGGCGCTGTGCCGCCACGAGGCTGCGAACACGCCGGTCTGCGTGTTGATGAAATCGGGGTTCAGCTTCGGGCTGCCGTGCCGGCGGGCGTAGGGATGATCCACGCTCTTGCGCCGCATCTGCTTTAGCGAGAGACTGCCGCTACTCCACCACCGCGCCCGCGTGAGCGCGTCCTGCGCCGTGAGCTCCACCGCTTCCGCGACCTCGCCCGGTAGCGCATCAGCACGGCGGTGCAGGTCGGCGGCGAACTCGGCGGGGGTCATCAGTCGCGTTCTCCAATGATGATCCGGACGATGACCGCGCCCGCGTAAAACGGCTTGGCGGTGTTCAGGAAGTAGGCGTTAGCCGGCAGGTTCAGGGAGTCGGAGATCGTGGGGTATTCCTCGACTTGCCCGGCCGTAAGCGGGTTGCTCCGATCATCCGGCCAAAGCGCGGAGCGGAACGCCTCCAGGTCCTCGATAAGCCCGGTTACGTCATCCACGTCAGCCGGCCCGACGATGCGGTAAATGGTCGTCGTCACCACTTCCGCGCGGTTCGCTACGCCGTAATCACCGGACACGTCGGGGGCGAAGTCCACCACGCAGAGGGGCAGCTTCCCGGCCTCGGCCTTCTTATCCCACGGGATGCGGGCCATCTCTCGCGCGCGATAGATGCCGTTCGCCTTCACTTCCGGCCAGGTATCGCCGATGATCGTTTTGACCGCCTCCCAGAGGTCGGCGTGATACTGCGGCATCAGTAAGCCTCGGCAATCGTGGGATGCACGGCCGGCGTGCGAGACGCGCGCACCGTGAGAAACTGGCCGAACTGGGCGCGCTTCTGTGGGTCGCCGCGCACCTCCCAGAAGTGCCCGGCGTCCGGTCCTGTGGTCTGCACCAGCACGTCTCCCGCTTCGAGATCGGCAGTGTCCGGAAAGCGCACGATATCCAGCGTGAACAGGTTGTCGCTCTCGTCCACGATGAAGCCCTGCGGCCCCTTGACGCTCTCGCCGGTCTGGAAGTAGCAGGCCGCGTTCGTAGCCCTTCGCGTGGGCACGGTGGACGTATCGCGCTCGCCGTCCGCCTGGTTCTCCTCGTCTCGCCGCCAGATGTCCACCCGATGCGGATAGAGCAAGGCGACAGGAGGCAGCGTGAACGGCATGACTAGAAGCTCATCTTTCGGTAAATGGCAACGGCCCTATCGTAGTTGCAGCCCTTGCCCGTCCACTTCTCGTTCAGAGCCGACCAGCGATTATCGCCGTAGTCTACACTGCGGTCGCCGTCCTTCCATCCGAGCACGCCCCCCGTGGCGCTCTGCGTGAGCTGCGTCCACAGGTTCGCCGCGCCACGTTCGAGGAGCGCCTGATAGACGCTCTCGGGGATCTCTCGCGCCGCGCCCCAGAACGCCGTGATCTGCAGCGCCCCGCGCAGCCCGCGCGTCCCACTCCACCGCCGCTCGAATTCGAGGTGCGTGATAGGCAGGTGCTTCGCCAGCGCGTTCTCCGGCTCGCACCAGTAATCGGTGTTCAGGGTGAGCGTCTCGGAGGTCTGCCCGGCCGGGGCGTAGGTGATCGTCGCCGGCTCGGAGCAGAGGTAGTCGAGAAAGAGCGGCGCCCCGTCCACCGGGGGCGTGAACTTCCGCAGCGTGGCGCTGTTCGTGTCCGGCAGGAAGCGATACCCAATGGCCTCGTTGAAGCTGTCCCACGCGCCGCCGATGGCGCCCGACAGCAGCGAGAGGTAAGGGGTGACCGTGAGGCTGTGCCCTTCAATGAAGGTCTGCAGCCGTTCGGCGGAAGGAGGGGATTTATGCGCCATGATAAGCAATCAGGCCGGGCCACGGAGCGGCAACGCCAGCCCCGCAGCCCGACAGTGAGTATCGGAGCTTAGCTTTCAATCGTCCAGGTGCCGATGTAGCCGGTTACGTTCCACTCACCGGCCTTCACGCACACCACGGAGAGTGACTCCCCATTGGCGTCGGCGGTGAGATATTTCCCAGCCGCCTGCTGCGCACCGGACGAGGGGAGCGCAATCGTTTCCGTCCCGTTCGGGTCCACTCGCAACTCCTGCGTGGCCTTCACCAGGAAGTCGTAGCGCAGGCCCACCGTCGCGGCGGGCAGGGTGAACGTGACGGCGCCGGAAGCGCCTTCCGTGGTGAACAGGGTCCCGCAGTCGCCGGACAGGACCGTGTAGGCCGCGGTCTTGACGCTGACGGTGCGCGGGGCATGCCCGCCAATTGTTCGAAGGTCTGCCATAGTTCAAAGTCTCCCCTGGGCTAGGCTTCCGCCGTCCAGGTCCCGGTAGAGCCGAACACCGACCACTGGCCGGCCTTCGTGCAGATGATGCGCACCGTCTCGCCGTCCGCGTCGGCGGTAAGATACTTGCCCGCCGCGCCTTGCACGCCCGTGGAGGGGAGGGCAATCGTCTCGGTGCCGTTCGGGTCGATACGGAGTTCCTGCGCCGCGCCGACCCGGAAGAAATACTCCAGCCCGACGGTAGCCGCAGGGAGCGCGAAGGTCACGGCTCCGGAGGCTCCGACCGTGGTGAACACGGTGTGAGTGTCCGTAGTGAGCACCGTGTAGTTCGCGGTCTTGGCTGTCACCGTCCGCAACCCGATCAGGCTCCATGCGATACTCTGCGCGGCGAACTTGAGAAGGGCGGTCGCGGCATTGAAAAAGCCGTCCGCCAGGCGCGCGCGGCCGGTTGCGTCCGCCGGCAGGGGAGTAGCGGAAGTATTCCGCATCCCTTCGGCCGCAGTGTTTACGTAAGCCATCGTTAGTGCTCCTCTATCGCAAGGTACATGGAAACCTCCAGGGCATGAGAAAAGCCGCCCATACAAACGAGCGGCTTTTCGTAATGAAGTTGAAGAGTCTGGGTCAGCCCAGAGAGCCGAAGCGCCTACGGTATTCAGCAAGTTCTGCGAGTTCCTGCTGTATTCGCTCGCGTTCCTGGCTCTCCCGAAGAGCGCGGTCATATCCAGTTCGTGAACTATGATCGCTCGCGCTCATTACTTCAAGGTTTTCAGGCTGGTTGTCTGTCTTGTCGCCATTCTTATGGTGGACGTGTTCTTCGGCAACCAGGTAGCGACCTAGAACCCGCTCCGCAACGAGACGGTGCTCCAATATCCAGCCACTTCGCGCTTTTGGATGCCCCGGCTCCCACACCTTGAGGTAGCCGCTAATCGTGAGCAACACAGGGCGTCCGTTATGCTGCCGATCCAGCGGCCGGCGCATTCGCCCTCTGCCCTCGCAAGCTTTCGAACACCATTTACGTGTCCAGGCTTTCGCTTGTGAAGGCTTCATCTGGAAGGCAGCCCCGCATACTTCGCAGACACCTTCTACTCGGTTCCGAGCCATCCACTGATCATAGCAAGGCTTGGAACAGAAGCGATTAGGCGCCCCCGATGCTGGGTAGAATACCCCCGCGCACTGCTCGCAGGTCGCCTGGGGTTTGCGCCGAGGCTTACCTCCAACAAACCCCAGGCACGCCCGCGAGCAGAAGAACCGCCCTGAACTCGCCTTCTGCACCTGGGATGGATAACGAAGCAACGGTTTAGCACACGCCGCGCAGGCGACTTCCACCATTTCAGCCCGCGGTCTTCCTGTCCTTGGCATCTTAAAACCCCCTGTGATATTGTATCACAGGCGATTGGGTTTCGTGATATTAAGCCAGGAAGACCGTTTTATGGCTGCTAGGCCGTCAGGTCGGCATCCAAAAATGCGCGTGGCCTGATGATCCCAAATCCCGCCCGCAGCTCGCCGAGGATGGCGATCAGGTTGCGGACGAAGAAGTCCGCGTGGCTGTCGCTCACGAGGATGTTCGTCTGCTCGCGATCCCAGAGCATCGCCTTCGTCCAGTCGCCGAGCAGGCCATGCCCCTGGGTCACCGCCTCGGAGGTGATGACGGGCACGCCCCACAGGCGCGGGGTACCGACGCTGAGCGGGCCGCCGAAGAAGTAGCGGTTCTCGTTGTCGGCCAGCAGGTCGAACGCCTCCCAATCGCTCGGGTGGAGCACCCAGGCGTTCGGGGTCACCCGTCCGTTCAGGGTGATGTTCGTGAGCGCCTTGCGGGCCGTGGTGAGCAGGTCCGTGGCATACGCCTGCGTGAGGATGCCGGAGACGTTCAGCACGCCCGTGAGGTTCTCGCCGGTGCCGTCCCCGGTAATCATCTGGTCTTCCAACTCTTCCGCCAGACCGTAGCGGAGGAACTGGTCGATCAGCGTCCGGAGCTGCCCGGCGTCACCCAAGGCGCGGCGCGTGGCCGGAACCCAGTGCGCAATCGTCCGCACGCGGTCCTGGATGACCTGGAAGGCCATCGCGGACTCCGGCTTGGTGCCGCTGCTGCCGCCCGTGGCCGTCGCTTCCGCCACCGTCGCCGCGTTGTTGGTCACGCCGGTCATGCGCACGTATTCAATCGTGTCGCCCGTGGTGCTGCCCTGCGATACGAGGTCCGCGATGCGCAGGGGGCGCATCCAGTAACCCATGTCGAGCAGCCCGCGCTGATCCACCGGCACCAGGGCGTTCGCGCTCACGTCCGCCCGCGCGCTGTAGGTGGTCAGCCCCGTCAAGAGGGTCTTGACCCCCTCGCCGGCAAACGGCACGCTCGGCGAACCGATGCGCACCCGCTGGGCCACCTGCCCATCCGGGGCGACACTCTGGAACCAGCTCTTGAAAGCCGGGTCCTGCAGGAAGCGCTCGCCCAGGCTCTTCATGCCACCGCGGGGGGCGCCGTCGAACACCGGAGCGCCGTCGCCGCGGCCGAACTCGCCCATGCGGCGCCCGTTCAGCGCCCGCAGGGTGTCCTGCTCGGCGAGGCTCTTCGCGGAGACTTCCATCTCCTCGATCTCGTGGTTCAGGCTCTTGATCTGCTCCTGCTGCTCGGCAGTGCAGATGCCGCCCTGCTTCTCATCGGCGGTGCGGAATATTCCCTGCACCTCGTCGCACTTGCTCTTGATAGCCGTGCGGAGTTCTGGCAGTTTCATGGTCTAGTTCGCTCCTAATGGCGAAGTGAGGCGGAGGAACTGCGTGCGGAGACGCTCGGTTTCCTGCCGCGAAGTTTCGGAATTGAGGGGCGCTGCAGCCGTCAGCACCCGGGCCAGCCGCGCCTTCACCGCTTCCACCTCGCCGAGCGAGTCGAGGGCGGACTTCAGGGCTTCCCGGTTGCCGGCGGAGAGGCTCCGGCCGTCGGTCTTACGTGCCTCTAGCCTGGACTCCAGGCGGTCGGCGAGATCGGCTACGGCGGACACCACCTTGACCGAGTGATCTGCGAGGGACTCCGGTCGGTCGGGTCCCCAAAGCGTGCGCAGGGCCTTCATTGCCTCGTCGGCGGCATCCTGCGAGAGGTAGAAGGAGAGCGTTTCAGTCGCGAGTTGCGCGAACTCCGCGAGGGCGCCGGCAATCTGCGTCTGCTTCTGCTCCGTGGTCAGCGCCTCGTCATAGAGCACCTTCCAGACCACGGAATACATGAGCGCTTCGTTGAGGGCGCGCAGAGACGCCATGGTCATCTCGCGCTCTACGCACTCGCCGAGGAACTCCGACTTGAGCGCCGGCACCAACTCCGTGAGCGCGGGGGAATCCCCCAGGCTCTTAAGGGCAATCGCCTGGGTGCGCGGCTCCGCCGGGTCCGGCGTCAGCGAGGCGTCCAGCCCTAGCGGCCAACGGATGATCTTGTGCGCGCCGTTGTCCTGCTTCTCGCGCTTCACTAGATGGGAAGCGGTGCCCGAGGACCAGCCGAGCTTCTTGGCCTCCGCCATCCCATAGACCGCCTTCTCGTAGCGGTCCCGCAGGTTGAGTTGCCCCTCGACCCACACGCCTACGTCGTCCACCTTCATCGAGGCGTCGGTTAGCTTGCGATCCAGAGAGGCGTCGAGGGCGTGGCGGTAGTAAACCGCGGACTTCGCCCCGTCCTGAATGTCGAACTCCGTTTCCGGGGTGAAGTAGTCCGCGAAGCTGGAGGCGTCCGGCGTCTCGGCATCGCCGAACAACACCAGGTAACCGCCTACGCGGCCGGCTCCCAGCGCTTTTACTTCGCTGCCGCGGCAGATCAATCGGTCTTCCATCGTGTTCTCCGGGTGCCAGAAACGGCGAAGGGCGCGCTCTACGTAGAGCGCGCCCGTTAAGGGGTGCGTATGAAATTAGCCTCCGAGCGTCCCGCCGCATAGCGCAGGTGCCCCTGGCTACGGATTTAGCAGCCCCGGCCCATACCCGGGTGCCGGCACTGACGCTCGGAAGAGTTACCCTGCTAGACAGCAGCGTCGGAAACCGGCTGCTTCTGCCCTTCGCCTACCCGCACCGTTTGCGGTGGCGGCTCCGGTCTCTGCATCGCGGCGGTGTCGAGTTCCGGGTCCTTCGGGAGGCTCACCTTCGCGCGGGCCTCGCTCGGTCGCATCCATTTGGACACCACCGCCTTATCGAGGCGGTCATACAGCTTGTCCTGGTCATCCTGCAGTACGCGGACCTTGCTGTAATCCCACGCCACGCGGTGCGATTCATCGCTATCCAGTTCCGGCAGGAGTTGCAGTTCCAGGTCCGCCGCGAAGAGCGACTGCGTGGGGATGATGTTGCTCTCGAACGCCGATTCCCGCGCCTCGGCCATGTTGGCAAAGGTGCGGTGCTTGTCGCCGCTCGGTAGGCCCAGCACCATCGAAGAGAGGCCGAAGAGCGCGCAGATGATGTCTGCGTCCCACTCCAGCATCTCCCGGATGTCCATCTCCTGCGGGGAGAAGCCGGCCCGGGTGAGCGTAGCCGGGAAGTTCGGGATGAACAGCCCGCCCCGGTTGCGCCCGGTGAACTTGGATTGCCAGAGCTTGTTGAGCAGGTCCACCTTCTCCGGCGTCATCAGCTGCGCGTCTTGGTCGCTCGTAGGCGTCAGCACATGCGAGGCGACCCCGGTATTGGCGAGCACGCTTTGCCGGTAGACGGCTCCCTCGTTAAGGTTCGCGATCTCGGAAGCGCCGGCCATGAGCGGCGACCAGCCCTTGCGGCTGTTCAGTGGGTCCTGCCCGAAGCGGAAGTGAATCACGTCCCGCGGGTCGAGGTCCTGCGTCTGCCCGTTCACCGTGCGCCGGTAGTGGCTGATGAACTGCGAGCCATCCCGCGGCCAGTCCGGCTCTATCTCCGCAGCGGGGATATGCCACAACTCCACCGGCTCGCGGTAGCCGGCCCGAACGATCTGCCAGTAAGCGTTCCCCTTGCCGGTCACCCACCAATCGGCGAGCGTTACCTGCCACAGCCGGTGTGCGGTATAGAAGCGATTGGGGCGCGACAGCAGGCGCGAGAGGGGGTGGTTCTCGATCTCCTGCGCATCTTCGCTGTCGCCGTCCATCACCCGCGGGCGCGCTTCGGGGAACGTGCGCTGAATGAACGAAAGGCAGGACTGCGCCGTCGAGTTCCGCCAGAACTGATCGAGGGGCACGCCCTGCGGGTCGAATCCCACGCGCTCCGGCCATGGGTCGGTGAGCTTGCGAAAGGTGTTCGGCCAATAGTTGTTGTTGCCGGTAAGCCCGCCGGCATTGAACAGCATCGACTTGACGCTGCTCAGCCCACCGAGTTCTTTCACGAGGCCGGCGGTCTTGACCGCTTCGCCGTGTTCATAGCCGTTAGCGCGGACGGCGAGGTAAGCGCGGGCTGTATCGAGGATCATCATGCAGCCCAAATCTCCCGCGGTCTCGGCGCCCGCTTCAACATCTGCAGCGCAATCGCCAGCATAATCACCCGGTCATCCCATTGGCCTACCGGGGCACCCGTCGCGCCGTTGGGCTTCGTCTGGTAGAACGTCAACTCCGGGAAGCAGAGGGCATCGCGCAGGGCCAGCCCGAAGGTGCGCAAGCCCTCCTCCAGGTCGTCAATCATCAGGGGCTTGGTGACGCTGGAAGTAGTCCAGCCGACCTTGCCTTGCTCTGCCGCCTGCCCTGGCTTCGTCTGCACCGCCGCCTCGCGGTAGAGGCCCGGCGTCTGCAACTCCTGCAGCTTGAGAATGGTCGCCAGCCCGTGGTTGTTGCGCTCTATCCCGTAGGTGCCGGGGTAGAGCCGGGCCACGGCGTCAATCAGCTTGGCGAACTCGTCCGGCGGCCAATGCCCGTGTAGGCTCAACACCTGCTCCGGCTTGCCTTCAGCGTCCCGGTCGAACACCGTCAGGCAGCTATAGTCGCCGTGCTCCAAGCCTTCCGCCACGTCGGCGCCGGCCACGTAGCGGTGTCCCGCCACCGGCAGGGAGAACAGCCGCAGTTCCTCGGGCTTCCACGCAGCGAAGGCGGCCGGCCAGTGCGCCGGCGGGAGTGGCTCGCGCACGTTCAGTTTGTGCGGGTCGAGGTATTCCTTCGCGAACACCGGGCGGCCCGTCTGAACGAACGCTTCCTCGGCCTCGCGCGGGTACTCCTGGAAAATCACCCAGGCCGGCGTGGTGTTCTGCTTCTTGAACTCCCACCACTGCGCATCTCGGCCCGGCCGCACGTTGTAGGGCAGGAACACCGGCAGCCACGCGGACGGCTGGAGGGTCGCGGCAGCTTCCTGGAGACGGCCCCCGTAAGTGAAGCCCAGGCCGTCCACCCACTCCGGCACCAGCGGCTCCCGGCTTTGCGTGCCCTTGGCCCAGAGGTTGTGGAAGAGGTTGCCGATCCCGTTAGCCGAGGAGAGCGACACGAACTGCCCGCCGGCCTCGATTACCGGGTCCACCGCCGCCATGTTCTGCTCGGCCCACTGGTGGAACGCGTGCTCGTCTCCCACCACCAACTTGCCGGTGAACCCGCGCCCCGCCCGCTCCGTAGAGGGCAGCGCCCGAATGGCCGAGTAGATGTCGGCGAACTCCAGCACCTTCGTGTTGTCGCGCCCGGACTGCTTCCGCAACTCCCGCAGGTGCTCCGGCATGTGGTCATAAACGAACTTGCACTTACCGAGCAACTCCATCGCGTCCGGCTCGGTCTGGCTCATCAGGAGCACTTCGGCGCCGGGGTGCGAGAGCGCCGTGTGCAGCGCGTAGGCGGCCAGGACCCAGGACATGCCGAGTTGCCGCGCCTTGAGGAACTGCACGCGCTTTAGCCCGGAGAACGCGCGGGCGATGTCTCGCTGCCACGCCCACGGCTCAAACTTCGTGCCGCCGTGATCCTTGATGTAGACGTGCTGGCACAGGAACGTCTCGAAATCAGGAAAGGTCTTGCCGGTGCTTTTAGTGGACGGAGCCTGCGCCCTCGGGTCCCTGAAGAAGTCCGCGGAGAACGAGGGAGGATTGAACCTCCCGGATGATTTGCTCACGAACATCGGGCGCGGTCCTGCCTATCGCGTTGAGCACCACCTCGCGCCACTCTTGCATGGCCCGCATATCAGCCAGGAGCTTCGCCAGTTCGGTCATCGCGCCGACCGTCTGCCGCGACTCCTGCACGGTCTTGAGGATCAGTTCGCGCGGGTCGGCGTGCTTGTATTCGCCCTTCTCAATCCGGAGAAAGCGCGCGC